CCCTATCAACTGTAACAATTATGGGAGTAGCACAAGCAGCATTGGTTGGTCTTGTCGGTGGTTTCTTTGGTCTATTAGGAAAAGAATTATACTACTTTATAAAAAAGAAAATCAATGAAAAAATTAATAGATAACGCAATATTAAAATACATAGAATTAAAACTATGGCTACACGCTAAAAGGAACGGTACACCTTGGGACAAGTTTCAGTTTGGTTTATTTTGGATGCTAATAATGATTCTTACAAGTATGTTAATTGGCAAGATACTATGAAATATTTTAATCTTTCTGAATTTGATAGTCCGGATTTTCCTAATAGTGGTATTAATATGGACAAAAAATTTCTTTTGAAAATAGATAACGCAAGAGAGATTGCCGGCGTACCGTTTAAAATAACATCGGGCTACAGAACGAAAGAGCAAAATCAAAAGGTAGGTGGTGTAATTGGGTCAAGTCATATAAAGGGACACGCGGCGGATATACATTGTAATAATAGCGTTAGTAGATTCACAATTGTAAACTCTTTGCTAAAAGCCGGATTCAATAGAATAGGTATTGCCGATACATTTATACACGTAGACGATGACCCTGATAAGGTTAAAGACGTAATTTGGACATACTAAATGAGCAAGAAACCATTTAAAGAAACTAAATTAGGAAAATTCCTTTTAGGAAGTAAATCTACTGTAGGAGATGCAATTGGAGATTTATTACCGGATAGTGGAATATTGGGTATTGTTAAAAAACTTATCGATACAGACCCCGATTTAAGTGCTGACGAAAAAGAACAGGCTCACAAACATTTAGTAGATTTATACGAGTTAGAGGTGGCGGATAGAGACTCTGCAAGAAAGCGAGAGGTTAACCTACGAAAATATGGAACGGATTGGATGTTTAATGTTACCGGTCTTGTTGGATTAACGGCATTTGCTTTTTTGGTTTATACGGTTGTAACAACAGAAGTACCAGCGTCTAACAAAGAAATATTTATTCATCTTCTCGGAATTGTAGAGGGGGTTGCATTGTCAATTTTCGGTTATTATTTCGGTTCTGCAATAAAAGAAAATAAAAATGGCTAAAGTACAGAGCATTATTAAATATCAAAAACCGATTGTGAATAGAAAAGGCGTTCACGCGAAATCTAAAACAAGCGGATTGAAGACGTCAAAGAATTATTCTAAGCCATACAGAGGACAAGGTAAATAGTTTCGATAACACAATATACCGAAACACTATTATAATGCGTTAGAAACGCTCTAAATAGCCTCTATTGACATTTTATTAAAGTATTTGTCACTCTGTATTAAAATAAATCTTATATTTGATATAATAGCCGTAGTATATTGTAGTATATTTACTATTATAGACTAATAGACTACTATAGGAGAATATATAAAAATTTTTGACCTAACAAAATATGAGCGAAGAAATGTTACGCAGAAAAATTGACAAAATATTATCTTACAAAACTATCTCGGAAAAAGAGAAAATCGATAGACTACTATTTATTGATGCAGACCTATATTGTAATTTAGGTTCGGACTCTTTAAAATCTGAAATACATCACGCAAAATCTTTATCAAAATACATTTACAGAACGATTAGTAAAATGGATTCTCATTTAGGTAAATTATTGCTACGTGGCGAAGAAAGTTAAAACAAGAAGCCGGTCTAATATTGTTAAAGACTTAGATAGACACTTTAGTATATTTATTCGAAACCGATTGGCAAAGAATAATATTGTAGAGTGTTTTACTTGTGGGTCGCAAGATCATTGGAAAAATACTGATTGCGGACACTTTATGAGCCGAAAACATTACGCAACGAGGTGGGACGAATTGAATTGCCAAGTACAATGTAAAAAATGTAATATATTTAGACACGGCGAACAATTCCAATTTGGAATAAATTTAGATAAAAAATACGGCGAAGGTACTGCCGAGCAATTGCTAAACAAGAGTCGCGGAATAGTAAAACTATCAAACGTCGATTTAACCGAAATGATTAAATATTATAAAGAAATAAATAAAACGCTTTTGAAAATTGGATTTTAAATCATAATTAGTATATTTGTCTATCCTGTCGATTACTTCAATGTAATTATCTATTCTCTGTTAAGGGGGTGCTAACGCGCCCCTTTTTTTTTGTTTTGTAGTTATTAAAATTATTTGTATATTTGAGTACAGGAGTTTTAAAAAACAGAGATATGTCCGAAGATTTATTAGAATTAAAAAACGCACAGATTGTAGCGTTGAAGAACAAAATTGCCGAATTGGAGGCAAAGTTAGAAGTATGTATTAACCAAGGCGAAGAAAGCCGATTAAATTAAATTAAATGAAAACAGGTAAAATTAAGTACATTGATGGCGATGGCGAATGGAATGGATTGCAGAAATTCAAAGTAACATTCGCGGACGGGGAACGTTTCACGTTTTTTTCGAAAGGTAATTTCAAAGGAAACATAGGAGACGAAATCAAATTTGAAGTTTCAAACGCAGAGCGCGGAACGGCAAAGTTAATTAGAGAGAACAGTTTTAGTACGCCAAACCAAGGCGGAGGTGCAACGAGCAAAGACGAGTTAATTATGAGACAGACGTGTATTAAAGCGTCGGCAGAATTTAACGCGAAAAGAGAAAATTCAAGTAGCGACACCGTTATAGAGGACGCAGAGAAATGGTTTAATTGGTTAACAAGTTAAGATATGAAATCAGATTTTTTAAATTCAGTATTCGCATATAAAGGGAAAAAGGATTTTGTAGTAACCGATTTAAAGGTTAAGGTTTTAGAGTTTGAGCAATTCATAAAAGAGAATAGGTCTCAAATGGTCAACGACGAATTTAATATTTCGGTATTAAAATCAAAGAAAGACCCCGATAAATTTTACACAAAGTATGTTATATGGGACGCGCCGAAACAAGTAACGGCGTCAGAGCAAATGCCGGACAGAGAAACCGTGCAAGACGATTTACCATTTTAATTGTAAAGGGGAGGCGAAAGTCTCCCTTTTTATTTTTATATTTACAGAAATAGACAGGGATGTTAATAGATTTTGAAAAGACCGTTTCGACATTAAGAGATGTTAAGAGCGGAAAGATTAAAGAGGGTTTAAAATTAGGTATCGACCAAATAGACGAATATTTAAGATTCAAGCCGACAAATTTCAATGTTATTTTAGGACACGCAAACGTAGGTAAAACGTCAGTTATTTTATACCTAATGTTAATGTACAGATAAAGCACGGTTTAAAGTGGGTTGTGTATAGTTCCGAGAATGAGGCTCATAGCATTTTGCGAAAGATGGTAGAGTATATGGAACAGAAGCCAATTAATAAAATATCAGAGGAAGCGTTTAATTCAAGGTTAAAATTTATTTACGACCATTTCAAGATTATAGACAACGAAAAAATGTACACGTACGTAGAGTTGTTAGAGTTATGTACGGTAATAAAAAACGCGTGGCATTATGACGGATTACTAATAGACCCGTACAATTCACTTTCGAAAGACCAAAAAATATTAAAAGGTTTAGGCGGACACGAATACGATTACCAAGCCACTACAGAGATGCGTATATTTTGCAAAAAACACAGGGTTTCAATATGGTTAAATACCCACGCAAATACAACCGCGTTAAGAATGGTGCATAGAATAGACCATCAGTACGGCGGACACCCAATACCCCCAATGGCGTCAGACGTCGAAGGAGGTGGTAAGTTTGTTAACCGCGCAGACGATTTTATCGTTATTCACAGATACACACAGCACCCGACAGATTTTATGATTACAAACATTCACGTTCGTAAGGTTAAAGAGATAGAAACCGGTGGTAGACCAACCCCAATGGAGATGCCTATAAAGATGCGTTCAATAATAAATAACGTAGGATTTAGCATAGACGGTATGAATTTAATTCAGAAATCAGACGATATAGTGTGATATTAAGATTTTTTCCATAACTTAGTGGAAAATTTCCAACTATGGGCATAGATTTACAAATTATTCCTATTTACGGTCTGTCTTTTGGTGTATTATATTACAACCCAAATTTAGAGCCGGATAGTGAACAAGTTGATGAAGAAGATTTCTACCATCAGCTAACTATTATGTTTCTCATATTTGGCTTTCACATAACTTGGTGGAAACTATATTAGAAAAAATACACGCCAAAAGAAACCTTTGGCTTTCTTACCTTTATTCTTGGGGTTGTAACCCCGACACCGCAGACGACCTTATTAGTGAAATGTACATAAAGGTGTACAACTACATTAAAAACACGAATAGCGACATTGCTTACGATGGAGACGACGTGAATATCTATTTTATATATATCACTTTGCGGAATATGTTTTATGATCTTAAACGTAAAGAAAAAAGAAACCAATTTGTAGACGATTACGATTTTACACAAATAGAAGAAGAAATAGAATATCCCTACATTAATGAAGATGATTACGAAAAACATTGCGCTATTATAGATTGGTTCGAGGACAACGACTTTTTTGAATTATCAGAGAAAGAGGATTATTTATTAGAATATGATAGGCGCAAATTGAGTAAATACTATTTAAGAAAAATATTTGAAGAAGTTTTCTTTAAACAACAAAAGGTTACTACATTGAGTAGAAATACTAATATTACATATTGGACTTTACGAAATACTATAAAGATTATTAAAAAACAAATAAAGAATAATTATGAAATTAGGAGACTTAATAGAAAAGATAACGACCGTGACAGGGATTAAATGGCTAACCAAAAAACTTTTTGGAGAAGATTGCGGTTGTGAAGAACGAAAAAATAAGCTAAATAAAATAACTATAAGCAGAAAGAAATAATGGATAGCATAGATAAAATAATTATTGTATTAAGTTCTGTGCTTTTAGTATTAATTGCAATAGCTTTAGTAACACATATAAAAGAAAAAAAATGAAAAAAGAAGATTGGCTTTGGTGGTCGGATTTTAGAGAGAAAAAATCTTCCACAGTATCGGGTACGGAATACAATAAAATAGCAGAATTACACGCAGAGTACTTTAATCATAGATTAATAATACCTTGCAAATGTAGTCCTAAAAGAATACAGGCATTTATTGACGACTTAAATAATAAATTTACGTCAGAGCCAAAACCGAAAGTAAGATGAATATAGAAACCGTACACAATTTAGAGCAAGGAGTTATTAAAATACTCAATTTAGACGGATGGGACTTAGATTGGTGCGGTGGTAAATTCGAACACTATGACGCAGTTGGAGAAACCCCTAAAGGGCGTCAATGTATTATAGAAATGAAATTTCGTAAAAAGTATTACGAGACGAAAATGCTTGAAAAGTATAAATACGAAAAACT